TTTAGCTGTATCGCCTGAACTATTATCACATAATAATTTAGTGTAAAAAAAGTATTTGCCATCTGAAGGAGCGGTATATGTACTAGAAGCAAAATCACTACCTGTGTCATAATCTTCGCTAGTAAAAGTTACTTTGGTATTAGTATTGTTTGGTATACTTTGACCAGAGGTTTTAGATGCAAAAAAGAAATCACTTGATCCGCCACTAGGAGTAGCAAAAGTTGGAGGTGAACCTGCACCTGCAGAAGTTAAAACTTGTCCTGCACTTCCAGTTGCAACAGCTACAGGATCACCAGACGCATCATAAGAAATAATATTTCCATCTGTACCACCAGCCATTTTTGCTAAAGTAATTGCGTTATCTTGTATTTCTGCTGTAGCCACTCCTAAATCTTTAATTGTTATTGCACCTGAACTAGCAGCAAAATTATCTGAACTAAAAGACGCAGCACCTTTAGCTGAGGTTGAAGCATCTGCTAAATTTATAGTAACAGTTCCGCTTGTTCCTCCGCCTGATAAATTTGTTCCTGCTGTAACTCCTTCTATGTCTCCAGATCCATCTGCACCTGAATAACTAAAATGAACACCTACTCCATCTGTATTAGAAAAAGTGCCATTAGAAGCTAAATGTGTTACTGGAACTTTTGTATATCCAGAAGCATCTGTAATCGCACCTGATACTTTGTAAGTTGCAAAAGTTGCGGGTGTACCTTCTTTTGTAATGGTAACAATTCCTCTTGCTGTTGAGTTTGAAACATCATCAAAAGATTGTACAAAAGTGGTAATGTCTGCTCCACCATCGTCTGCATCATCTACAAATAGAACTGATACACTTGCTAATGTGCCATTGTTAAAAGCAATTTTACCAGCACCAGGGTCAGCGTCTGATGTAGAGTTATTGAAAGTCATGGATAGCTGTGAGTTTGTTCCTGAAGCTCCAGTGGCACCAGTTGATCCTGTAGAACCAGTTGATCCAGTAGCACCTGTATCTCCAGTGTCTCCGTTTCTTGTAAAGTGAACTGATAATTCATCCGCAGCAGAAAAAGTATTATTGGATGCTAAATGACCTACAGCTAATTTTACGTAACCTGAAGCATCAGTTGACGCACCTGTAATTTTAAATCTTGCGTATGTAGTGCTGTCGTTAATATCTACAATATGCAAATATCCTCTGATAGTTGATGTTGAATCATCCCATGTTAAAATATCTGCTGAAACAGTAACGCCATTTGAATCAGCGTCATCAATATAAATTTCTGTAGCAGAAGCATAAGTTCCATTATTAAATGCTATCTCTCCAGCTCCTGGATCTGCATCAGATGTTCCAGTATCAAACTTGTAAAAATATCCTGGTATTGATCCGTCTTCTCCACTGGCTACAAATGAAATAAATACTTTGTCATTGTTAGAAAATGTCCCAGCGTTATCAATGTATACTAAACTTATTTTTGAATAACCACTTGCGTCAGTGATTGCACCCGTTACTTTAAATACCATCCAACTATCTAAGGTGTTTGCTTTTGAAATTCTTATTCTTCCTCTATTAGTATCATTACCTGTCACATCATCCCATGATTGAACCCAAGCAGAAACATCTGTTCCATTTGCTTCTAAATCATCAATGTACATTTCTGTTGCACTAGAGATTGTTGCATTGTTTAATCTAAATATTCCTGATCCTGGATCAGAATCAGTTGTTGTTGTTGAATAAGTAAATTGTGCAGAGTCTCCACCCGCAGGTAAAAAATCTGCAACAGTGGTTAAGTTTCCATCGCTATCAAAGCCTAATGTTTTAGAAGCTCTGTCTGATGCACTGTCTGTAAATTCTGGAGTTGTAATTGAGTTAGTTCTTGAAACTTTAAATGATCTATCCAACTCTTCTTGCATTTGTTGAATGTTCATTGTTGCACGATCCAGACCCTCTTCGTGAGACTCCGCAGGGAAAGGATCATTAGCAATATAATCTATTGCTTGTGTTTGCGGGACAGCTCTTCTAAGAACTACAGTCTCTCCAGATGCAGGAATATTACCTGATGTGAAAGTTACACTTCCACCTGAAGCATCTCCAGCTCCAGAAACATTGTAATGAGTTGAGATAGTTTTTGTAGTTTCAGATCCTGTGCTACTTCTTATGATAACTTGTAAATCAGAGTCAGCAAAAATCTTAAAGGTGTAGCTAAAGGCAGTAGTTGATCCATCGCCTGAATATGAATTTCTAACTGTTGTAGATGATATGGTCATGCTTTTTCTATATATTATTTATCTTCTTCTTCAAGAGCTTTCATAATTTTTAATGCGTCTCTAGCTAAACCAATTCTTACTATATATAATCTATCTATCAACTCTCTTTTCTCGTCATTGGTAAATAAAGATCCATCATCTTTATATTTAGAATTATATATTATCCTGATATCTCTTGATACATCTTTCATATTTTCCTCAATGTCAAGTACAGCTTCAACATCAAAATTATAATCTTTGCTTAATTTTTTAACTTCTTCTATGTATTTATTCGGATCTGTTTTTTCTATAAATTTAACAGAATTAAATACTTTTTTATATTTATCTATTCTCTTGTAGTATCTTGCAATAGAAGCTGAATAACCATAAACATCTTTAGCTTGAAAAGCTCTGACAGCTGGTATTTTAGTCAAGGGATCTGTTGGTTTGATAGGATTGTCAATAAGTTTACCATAAATTAGTAAAGCCTCTATACTTTGTTTAATCATTCTACCAATACCACCAGTATACTGGTCATACATATTTTCTAAGAAAATTGGATTTGCTCCGTAACTATCTGGTCCAACTATTTCGGCTAATCCTTCAGCAATTCTTTTAATTGCTTCATTGGTATATTCAGTTGAATAATATTTATTAAGCATATTTTTAGGAGCTGAAGGTGGTAACACTGGAGCATCTCTAAAAAAACTATAATCAATTAAATTTTCAATGTGAGGTCTAAAAAAAGTAGGTACTGGATTGAATGCTTTTATGTTTTGTATGGTAAAGTCACGCAAAAATTCATCAAGTCCTTGTTTATCGTTTTCATGTATTGCTAATATTGTTTTTTCTATAATACTAGAAAAGAATGTTCCTACTTCAAAACCTTTTGGAAAAAATGTTCCTTGATCTCCAATTTTAAAATACCATTTATTTGTTTTTATATATTCAGGTAATTCTAAATAATCTTTATTAAATTCTTTTTTTTCAAAATCATAGTTTGCTGCCATAAATCCTAAAGTTGGAAGAACAACTGTTAATCCTATCATTGTCATTACTTTTTTTGGTCTATCTCTAAATGCCTCATAAATTATAGTAGAACCTTGTGCTCTTGCATTCCAGAAAGAAGAATATCTATTTATAGTAGCTCCTATTGTTCCTTTTTTTTGATAATCTAAAAGATTTCTTGATTCAAAACCTGCACGTTCTAACGCTTGTTTTTCTGTCAACCCTTTTTTAATACCAGCTTTATAAACTTTTTCTGACATACCCACCCTTGTCATTTCTTCAGATATATCTGTTAAATATCTAAATGGACCAAGTGGACCTCTATATTCATTTCTAAGTACACCTTTATTTAATATTTCATGCACTCCTTTATCAAATATATTTTTATCTACAGATCTAAGTGTAGCAAAAGCTCCACCACTTTTTAAATATCTTTTATACGCTTCATTTGCTCTTTTAGGATCTTTGTAAATTACACTAAACATTCCTTTAAATGAATCTACAATAGGAATCCAACCTATTTTAGACAAAAATGTTGCATTCAATGTATCTTTAAAAAAGTTTGGCACAGCAAAATCAGGTGTTACAATTGCACCTGTTCTTAAAGTTCTAGCGGGTAAAGAAAGAAATCTTTGTACTATATTCATTCCTACTGGATCTACAGACCTAAACGCATTGACTAGATCTTCACCTACTTCCCAAACTTCATACTTACCATTTCTTCTAATTGCTATAGACTGAGCATCAGGATAAACTCTTTCTTGTCTAAATATTGTTAAATCATTAACTACATTATCAGACATTTTAGCAATATCTTCTTTGTCAAAGATTATTTCTAAATCTTTTCTTAAAACTTTTACTGGTTTTAAATTTCCTTTTTTCTTTTTAATATATGGAAATGCACTTTTATTTGCTTGAGAAAAATCAATAAGATCTACCATAGCTTTATTTTTTTCAGTTGCTCTGATAATAAAATCTGTATTTTTAACTATACTTTCTATTGGACTTTTAATTTTTAATGTTGAACCTTTTAATTTTTTAAAAGGATTAACCATATCTTTAATAATTCCTGACTTACCTTCTTTTATTTGTTCTCTTCTCATAGGAACATAATTTCTATTAATTTTTTTATAAGCATCTCTTGCTTCTTTTGAAATTAAACCACCATCCGCAGCATAATCTACAAGATCATTTTGATAACGATAAGTTTGTTCTGCTGTTTTTTCAAAATTTTTTTTATATTTTTTTACAAATTTTTTTGCATTTTCAATGTCTACGTTTGTTTTAATACCTCTAGTCGCAAGATCTATTGCCTGTTTATTACCAAGATAAAGATCTAAAGCATCTATAGATTTTTTTGGATCTTTAACTTTTGCATAAGGTTGAACTATTGATAGAAAAGAAGGTCCTTTTTCTGCTAAAGTTTTAAAATCTAATGTTCCGTATTCTAAAAAATGTACTGCTCTACCTTGACTTCCTTCTAATAATCTAGTTGCTTCATATATATTTAATTTTTCAATTCCTGTTTTTGTATTAACACCAGCTTGTTTTAACATTTCATATACTGGATATTTTTGATCTATATAATCTATTACAAATTTTCTTTTAGATTTTTTCGCTACTCTTGATACTGTATCAGCATCTAAAGACATTTTATTTTTTTTTAATAAAAAATTTTCTCCAGCTTTTTTTAAAATAGGATCTTTAAAGTCTATTGTTTCAATTTTATCTGGTTTAACTTCAATAGGTTTTTCTAATTTATTTTCTAAACTTCTTGGTATTTTATTATCTAGTGAAACAAGATCTTCTTTTAATGTTCCATCTTTAGCAGATTTTATAGCAACATCCGAGGGTTTCTCTCCTGTCTTAACAAAAATATTTTTTGTTTTTTTTGTTGCTAATTGTTTAGGAACAAATACATTAAATATAGCAAACATAGATGAAGACATTCCAAAATCATAAAGATTGGGAACTTCTTGATCTATTAACATTCCTGTTCCTTCGTAACCTACAATTTGAGAAGCTGTTCTTGTAAAATAATTTTTAGAAAGTTTACCAACACCAGGAACTCTAAGAAGAGGTAAAGCCATAGAAGTACCAAATTTAACTCCTTCCTTAGAACCTTCGTATAAGGTTTCTTCTAATAAAATTTTCATTATATCAGATGGTTTACCCTCATCTTGATTTTCTAATATTTTAAGTAAAGTAAGCCTTGTTGTTTCTGGTATTGCAGCACCTGTAAAACCTGCTCCTATTGGTCCAGCAGGAAGACCTAGTAATGCACTTAATCCATATATAGGAGACTCGTATGCTAACTTTCCAACATTTAGTAAAAGATCCTCAGTGAATGTAAGATCTTGTGGTTTAGGCATTCTCATGGCATCTGGTGTTCCTTGTTTTGTTGCAGCTCTGTACTGCAGATTATATAAAGAAGTTCCTAATATTTGTTCAGTAATATAATCACCATCAAACTCTTCACCTATTACATATTTTTTTATTTCTTTTCTTGACTCTCGTCTTTTTTCAAAAGTCTCTTCAAGATCTTTTTTTATACTTCCCCAAAAACCTTGAGTAATATTTTTATTTGAATCTTCAAAATTATAATGTTGATTTATTTCTTGTTCAGTAAAACCTGCCTCTTTTGCAGAGTTAATCTCATCTGCTAGACCATTTTTAATTTCTTGATCTGAAAATCCAGCTTCTTTAGCTGCATTTATTTCTGCTGAGATTGTTGCCATCTTTTTCTCCAGCTTTCATAACTTTCATTTTTTTTTCTAGGAACAGATATTGTTTTATTTTCTTCTTCTTTTTTAGATGCGTAATCCATAAGAGCTTCTCTTATTTTTGTTTTAGGTGGAATGTGTTTAAGTAAATCTTTAGCAATATAATTATTAGATGTTGGACTTAACAGTTCATTTACTGGAGTACCAGATTGTAATCCTTTAACAAACTTGCCATACATTTCCTGTCTAAAAGAAGAAAGTCTACTGTTATATTTTTCGTCAAAAATTTTTGTACTTGGAGTTCCTTCGACCAGTGGAACAATTTTGTTTATGAAATTAAAAAATTCTTTGTTTGCTGAATTAATTTTTTTATTGTTCTGAACTTCAAATAAATTTGTAAAAAACTCATCATTATCTAAATTTATTTTACCAGAGCCAACCCTTTCAGTAATACTTAAAGATTCACTCTCTCCTTCCAAAATAAATTTTTCCATAGAATTAGATATTTCACCTTTTAATATTTTATTAATAATTTTAGAATTGTATTGAAAGTCCGTATTTTCACTAATTTTTTTATTAATGATTTTGTCATTTAGAGAAACAATTTGTCTGTCATAATCTACATTACCTGTTTTGTATTTAGATAATTGTTTTGGATCTATACCAAAATATTGATTTTTATTTCCCTTGTATTCTTCTGCAATTTTCTTTTTAACATTTAAAACTCTTACACTCGCAGCACTTTTTAAAACTTCACTTTGAAATCTTGCTTGAGTTCTTAGTTGTGCTTTTACTTTTTGTCTTTCTTCACCCTTTAATGTTGTAAAATTAGCAGGGTCATCTAAAGCAACCAAAGCTCTTGCAGCGTTTTCACTAGCAAGTTTATTTATCATCTCTATTTCAATTACTTTAGGAAGATCCTTTTTAAATTTATTTACATCGTCTGGTCCTATTAAACCTTCTTTTCTTAACTCATTATAATCATTTATGACATCGTTGTTTAAAGTTTTGAAATCTATTTTTCCTTTGGAATGTACTGCATCAAATATCTTTCTTTTAATAGATCCATTAACTTGATCTGTTCTAGTTGTAACTAAATTATCTCTTGTTTGTTTGAGAATACTTGTGACATGATTTTTTTTTTCTTTTAAAAGATTTGTTTCAAAATAATCTTTTATAAATTTGTTATCTGCTTTTACTTTATATTTGTTTATTATTTTATTAAATTTTTCATTAAAATTTTTTACACCATCTTCAGGATTTTTTAATAATTCAGATTCTTTTCTTGCATTAAATATTTCAACAGTGGCATCTTCTGATAGTTTACCTGCTTTCAATTTATCAGTTGTTCTTTTTTCTGCTAGATAATAATTTTGAGCAGATTTAGCTACTTCAGATAAAGCACCAGCTGTTGTTCTAAATGGTGAAACCTGAATATTAGATTTTACAGATCCAGTCTCTGCTGTAATTCTTGCTCTTGATGTATATGGTTCAGGTATTTTCATTATGCTATTTACCTCCACCAGATCCCATTGACATTAAACTTTGACCTGCTTTAGAATAATATCCTAATTCAGCAATTTTTGCTTGTTGTCTAGCAAGTTGTCCTTGCATACGAGAATAATTAGCCTCTTCTAATTTTTGAGATTGTTTAATATCTGTGTTGTACTCTATAACTTTTTTATCTAATTCTGCTTGTTCAACATTAGACTGCATAACTCTATACGCAGTTCCAGATAACTGAACACCAGATTTTAAATATGCAACTTGAGTTTCTGCTTGAAGTCTTTCAAAACTTTCTTCAAATTTAGCAAGATCAAACTCTTTTTGTTTATCTAATGTTTCTACTTCTTGTTCTGAAATCTGTGCATTTCTTTCTTGTATTGATTGATTATATTTACCAATAGCACTAGCTTGTTTTGCTGCCGCAATATCAAATACATAACTCATTTAAAATATCCTCGCATATCTGTATTGGTGTGAACTATCAAAACCATAGTGTTTCATTAGACCTTCATTTTCTAATCCTAACCATTCTGCAAATCTTATACCTTTATCAAAGTCTGATCTTACAGCGGTCTGAACTCTTTTAATATTATATTTTTTTGCAACTTTGGCAAAATCTTTTTTAATTGCACGAGCAACTGATAATGGATGATTCCAAACATCTTGTGTTGCAATCACCCAACCCTCGGCTACCCCTTGCCAAAGCATTTTCATACCAGCAGCAAAGATTGGCTTCTTACCAATGATACCTGTAAAAGATAAATGATCCTCCACTAGGTTCATGGCATCTAATTCAAATTCAGCATCCTTATCCATCAACGCATGGTTCATTTGACATGAGAGTATAAATCTTCCATGTTCAGAAGTGTAAGGTACTATATGTAGTGTATTATCCATCATTTGTTTGCAATCTAGGATATAACGATAAAAGAGTTAAAGGTAAAGGTTGAGTTTGTCTTACAAACACAAAACCATCTGTTTCATAGTTACCTCTAAATTCTACTTCCTTATCTCCTGTAAATACTGGTAAAGCATTATCCATATCATTTGCAGATGATCTGAATGGTATGCGTTCCATATTATTTAAATCTGGTCCAACTTCTATTCCAACTGTTTCAAACATTCTTATGGTAATGTCGTATATTCTTTTTGTTTTACCTTGAGATGTTCCATTTTGAGAACCTGCATCTAGTCTCATTGTTGTAAGCAAAGAAGTATAAGCTAATCCTATTTTAACTTCTGTTGCAGAACGATCTAAAGTTACCGCACCTGAACTCACAGTCTTGTCAGGATGTGTTGCACCATTGGTTAATATTGAAACAGTTTGTCCCTCAAGGTGTGATAAACCAGATATACTAGTTGCTGCAGATCCTGAATAAGTTAATTGACTATCTAGAAAATTAAAAGATGTATTATCTGTTTCATCAAAATCAAAAGTATTTAAAACTTCTACATATCTTTTTGTTGATCCATTTATTGTTCTTTTTACAATAACATAGACTTCATACTCTGTATCATCAGTTGGAATCACTGCTACGCTTTCGCATACAGCTTTGCCTTCATCAGTCTTTGCTAATCTAGTCGCATCATCTAAAGATGTAATTGTTAAAAATCCTATAGATATTGGTGTTGTCTCTGTAATCGTAACCACATTACTACTCACTGTTGCTGTAAAATTAGAATCAGCATCTATTAATGTTTTTAAATTTGTTGCTGTTTGATTATTACTTGTTTCAGTATGAAACTTACCAGACACATCAGTTGTAGAAGATGTAAATGTAACTTGAGTTCCATCTGCTTTTGTTAAAACAATTCTTGTTCCGTTTGCTATGTTTGCATAATCAGTCACTGTGATGGTAGCATTACCAAATCTACCACCAAAGATATGTCTATGCCAAGCTGTAACCTTTTGTTCTCTTTGATAAGTTAGTGCAATAAGTTCACCATCGTTTCTTGTTGCGTACATAATTTGATTAGGTTCTTGTTGATATGCCATTTGAGTTAGTCCACCTTCTGTAACGTGTTCTGCAAGGATCGTCATATCAGGTGCAATATAACCATCTACATCAAAGTTATAAGCAAGTTCTCTAATCTTTCTTTTTGCACGTTGAAGGAATAAAGTTGCGTTACCAACTGCAATCGCATCTACGTTTGCTGCACCATGATTAGATTGTTTTTTGATAAGTATATTAGTCGGTGTTATTGCAGAGTCAGTTCCACCTCCACTTACTACAAACTCACCACCTGCTGTACCAATAATTAAGGTTCTGGTCGCAGTCATAAATCTTATGGCATTTACTTGGTTAGATGCAATCGTATAAATAATAGCATCGCTGTCTGCTATTGTTCCTCCAATATTTGCATCCATGTTTTCATAATCACCTGACTTTGAGAAAAAAATAGTTTGAGGTTGTTGAGAAGTTCCTGCAAAAACTAATCGTTGTTCAAAAAAAGTAACGCAAGAAGGATGACCTGTAGTATCTGAGAAAGCTCCTAGCTGCCAATTTGCTGTAGCACTTGCACCTGTAAGAGCTGTGATAATTGTTATGGTTGCGTTTGTTGTATCTGCAACAGCAGTTATTTTTGCATAGCCTCCATTTAAAAAAACAAATCTTCCAACATCTGTTGCAAGAAAACCTGAACCACTATTGATACCTGTTACTGCAGAAGCAACTAAAGCTATTCCTGTACCTACTGCTGACTGTCCAGGATTTAAAGTTGTTGTTGTTGTGTTAGGATCTTGCATTGGACCTTTTGTAAAATCAACATCTGATAAAGTCCAAGCAGTGTGTGAGGTTCTGGATAATTTTTCTACTTCGTGATTGGGGTGACAAATATACATCACGTCTGCTGATTGTGCAAACTTTAGATCAAACAACTCAGCTTCTAGATAAGGTGTAGTGACTTCAACTGCAGAACCACTATCCAATACTTGTCCTTTGTCTTTGTAGATTCTGATGTATTGATTTCCAAACTCAAGCATATAAGTTTGTGTTGTAGAAAATTCAAAAGGAACAAGTCTTGTTTTTTTTGAACTATCTTTTACTTCTGAAATAAATGTTGTGCCTGGTCTACGAGTAGCTGATCCATGAGGATAAACAACAAAATTTTCTAAAGTCTTACACGCTGTTGTATATTTAGCTATGTCATTACGACCATCTAATCTTGGTGAAAATTCTCCACCTGTAAAGTTTGTAAGCTGTGCGGCTACTCTTGCCATGTATTAGAACCTTGAATTGATAAATGTACTTGCATCCATTACATCTGCCATACCTTTATCGGGTTGAGTATTTTGACCTTCTGTACTATCTACAAATCTTGCTTCTCTTAATTTATCTCTAAGAAGATTATACATATTGGCAGTTAAAGGATTAGATGATGTAATCGCATAAGCAATGTCAGCAGCTAATGCAGCTGATAATGTTTCTCTTAACAATTCATCATATTCATTTGGATCTTCTATTCTTCCAATGTATAAAATTTTTAATGAAGAATTATCTGTTAATATTTTTCTACCTTCTACTTTGTAATCTGAGTCGTAATCAAGAATGGTAAGCAGTCGTAAACAATCTGCAGGTAAGGTATATTGTTTGGTAAATCCCCATGCAGGTGTGTCTGTATCTGCTGCAAGTTGAACTCTTTTTTGTAAACAATTCCAAGGGTGAGATCTGAATATTGAATCTCGCACTTGAGTAAATCTTGCATTACATAATCTTGCATTCTTAGAATCTTCTGTCAATGAAAGGATTGTAGATGCTCCCAGTTGATTTAAAGCTCCGTTACAAATGTCTACTACTGATGCCATATTGTTGCCATATCTCCTGTTGCGTTAGACCTTGTTCATTTGTCTTTTGCTTGTTTCTACTATTAATATCTTTTTCTTCAATAATTTCAACTAAAGCATATCTATAAACTCTAGTATCGTCTTGCCATTGAAAATGCAATAACTGTTTAGGCTCATCATATAAACCAAGGTTTCTTGGATCAAAATCATTTTTGGTCATCTTTTAATATATATTTACGTCTTAATTTTCTAGGGTGTGTGAGTTGTTGATATATTTCATCTGTAGTTCTGCAGGGTTTAAGATTAAAACCATGATGATGTTTTGATGTATGCTCAAAACGATCTACTAAAACATATCTATAAATGTAATTATTTTTTTTTATATGTATGAACGTTTCTAGTTTTTCTGTCTTCTTCATAAGAAAAGTGGGGGAGATAACCCCCCCACTTAATTGTGATTAGTTTATTACGTATGTAATATTCCAAGACATAGTTCCAGCAGTACCACCATCTGCTGCCATTGTAGCAGCGATGTAGTAGTAACCACCTGGATCTGTACTGTCTCCAGCTAATTCATACATTTTTTGACCTGCTGTGTTGATGTTTGCAGCTTCAAATCTAACGTCTGCCATTGCGCCAGCATCAGCTACCGCAGTTGCGAAAACGTCTTCATCTTTGACTGCACCAGCAGTAGTATAAATTCCAACATTGAATGTACACGATCCACCTAATGTGTCTGACCCAATAAATAATTGAGGCACAGAAGCATTACTTGGTATCGGTGCTAACATTACAATATCGTTATTATCACTGTCACCAGCGGCAAGTTCAACAGTTCCTTGAGCTACACGAAGTACACCATGTAATTCTGCAGCGTTATTTGGAACCTGTGGAGTAGCTTCGAAATTTGCTACTAAATCAGTATTTTTAGTTCCCATATTTCTATCCTCCTATTACGATTCTGTACATTGAACTTCCACTACTTTGTCTTCTTCCATTCTTGTTGCTCCGAAAGATGCACAGTAGTAAACTTGAGTAGCATAACCTTTGTCAGCTCTCTCGTCTATTCTAGCAGTAACGTCTTTGCCTACAGCAAGTGCGATACCATCTTGTGCATAAGCGATACAAGATCTGGTAGTTCCAGATAGTGATAGTCTGTTTGATACAATAAAATTAAAACCAAGAAACGAGTTTATTTCACCATTTGCCAATGCTTTGACAGTGTTAAAATCTGAACTTGTTACTTCAGTTGTCCCTAATAAATCAGTGATTTGTTTCGGTCCTACAATAATAAATCTTGGAATTGAAGGATCAACACTATTTAAATCAAGAGTCTGTTTTGCAGTTCTTAATTTAGCAATTGTTAAACCAGCAGATCCGTGAACGATTTGATTTGCATTAGCCGTACTTGTAGATCCTGTTTCACCTGTGAAAGCAGTTCCTATCGCAGCACTGATTATTTCATCATCCATTGCTCTACCCATAGCATAAGCTGCAGCTTGAGCGTAAGATGAAGTTGGATCGATTAAGAGTCTTACTTTATCTTGATCGTCAATTAGGTCAGCGAATTCATAATCCACAAGAGATACTCTACGTCTAGCGTGAGGGGTATCAATTTGTGGAGTATCGCCATGCCTACTTGTTCTTTTCTGAGCTGTTACTGCTCCTACTTGGTCAAAGAAAGCATTTTTACCTACGACACTTTCAAGACGAACTTTGTCTCTTAGTAACGATCCCATTTGTTGAGAAAGCAATTGTATGTTAGCAGAATACTGCTGTACAAAAGCTGTTGTTACGTTGATTGACATATTTGTCTCTCCATTTGTTATAGTTTATTTTTTAAAACAATCAGAAAGGTTCTCCATCAAAATTGATAGGCATCTCTTGGATTTAAAGTCTTTTAGACTAGAAGTCTATTCCTTCTTGCCAGTGGGGTTCTTACGAATTGTCCCACGCCTATTAACCCAGTTATAATATTCGTCAGCGATTGGCAAGGGATTTTTTTTTTGAAATTCTGAACCACATTCCTTAACCAATCGCAAGATTTCTAATCTAAGCTCTTTATCTGATAAATGATTACTTTCCGCCATTTATCATCTCTCTCATAGTGTAGACTTGTTGTACAAGTTTATCGTGATCTGGATGACCTTTGTTCCAGTAAGGTCCTGATCTATCATTTATAATTTTAGATATTTCACCTTCAAGATCTCTGCCTTGATCTACAGATTCAGACTCTGTGGTAATCACTTTGTCTTCAGATAAAAGTCCAGCAATCTTAGAAAAACCTTTGATGACATCTGGATGATCTCCAAGTCTTGTTCCATCTTTGAGTTGCATATCTAATACATCACTAGGCATATTTGCTTTTGCAATTGCTGCGGCTTTATTAATATTTTCATCATACTGTTTACCCCACTCTTGTCTTAACAGTTGTTCAGATTTAGCTTGTGCAGTTTCAGTATCTATCTTTAATTGTTGTGCAGTGCTTTCAGAGTTCTGTTTATAGAAATCTAAAATTGACTGAGCTTGTTTTTCATTCAAACCTGTTTTGTGAGCCACGTCTGCAAATGCTTTGATTGCGTTTTCATCTATAGGCGTAACCTCTGATTTAAAATCAAGTTTATATTTATCAGAAGATTCAGGTCTTCCAAGTTTATCATAGACTTCATTCCATTGATCGTCAGTAGAATTATTGTTTGGAATAATTACTTTATCTGAACCAATCATTCGTGTTGCGTTAATATATGATTTTGCTAACGCATCTATCTCGGTAAACTTTGAAATGTTTGGATCATTTCTAAATTCTTCAGAAATAGTTTCTTTCCAAGACTTTGCGGTTTGTACTGTGTTGTCGGTTGTTGATGATACTAATGTATCTGTTGCTGTTGTTTCTGTAGATGTTTCTGGTTGTGGTGTTGTGTCTACAGGCGAAGTATTATTCTCCGTTATCTGCTCGTTTGACATTTTCATTTTCCTTTTGCAGCATTGATTTTATAAATAGAAGAACGCTGCGTTGTCCTTCCATGTATGCACTCTCATGGCTATCTCCCTTAACATTGGTTGTAGAATGATAGTGGCATCTTTTTTCAAGATCTTCCATGACACGTTTGCCTGGGTCAGATCCAAAAACTATTTTATATATTTCTCTTAGTTGTTTTATTTCTTTAATCATTATTCAGCTTCAGCATTTGCTAAAGCTCTAGCCTCATCTGGTAGTGCTTTTGCTAGTGGTGCTATTTTTCCTCCAGCTTCAGCGACTTGTTGTAGTTGTTGCATTTGTTGCATTTGTTGTTGCTGTTCTTGTTTTTGTTGTCTTTCAGCGTTCACTTGAGATTGTGGTTTTAAAACTTTTTGTGGTACACCCACAATATCCATTAAATGTCTAACCAGTTTATCAAAGTTTACATAATCAAATACTGGTGCAACATTTGCAATAGATCCCATGATTTCAATACCTCGCATAATAGATTGTAACTCTGTGGACTTTTGAGCTTTGGCAAGAGGAGAAACATATTCAATCTCTACATCTTTACCTGCTAAAAATTCTGGTGCAGGTTTAAATATATTTTTTCTCAATAGAATATTAAATGCTCTATCAATTAAAGGTTTTAATAATTCAGATTGTAATCTTCCTAACACAGGTCCTAGGAGTCTCATCTTCTCTTCGTTTCTTTGTATGACTTCGGTTGCTGTCATTTGTGGACCTTGTTGCATCATTAACTGATTGACATAGAATACATTACGAATTGCGTTTCGTCTTTGCTCTTCCATATTTAATCCAAGTGGATTGTTTGCTCCAATATTAAGTGGTTCTATTCTGTCTCTTGTGCCTGATCTGTAGAAGTTAAGTCCACCAGGAACTGTTCTTACAGGTAAAATAAATCCGTCATCAGGAACAAGTAAAGGAGGATCGACTTGTTTTTGTGCGGCTTTAATCGTTGTCTTTGACATTTCATTTAACATCTTAACATCAGGTAAAGCTGTCATTGCAGGAGATCTTCCATAAATTTCATGTGATGCTTTTAAGTATCTTGGAATTACAAATGGAAACTCTCTGAACCCAGACACTGATAACTCTTCACCTTTGCCTGTCATGTAGACTGATTCAAAAGGCATATTTTTTTTATCTTGTTTGGTTACATCAAAATCATCTCTTGGATAGATTGCGTGAATAATGTCTACTTCTTCGTATGGATTCTTTTTTTGTATACTTTCAAAATCTACATTAGTTCCAAACTTTTGTATTGCTGCTCTTACAGACATTTTAAATTTTCTGAATATAGTATCTACTCTACCTTTATCATTTTCTGCAATGTAAACTTCATTGATGTGTCTTGTTGAAAATTTTAAAATATCTTCTTCATCTTCTTCAATAAACATTGCTGCTGTACCAAAAGTAATTAGGTCATGGTAAAGTTCAAATATCTCTTGTTGAAAGTTTGATCTTCCAAATGCAATATACATTTGTTCTGTTGCAGACTCTAACCATTCTTTTGCTTCATCTTCAAATTCTATATCTTCTTCTTTGAAGCGTAAAGAAAACCAAGGGGTGGATGGATTAGTCAGCATTCCATGAAGTGATGCTGCTAAAAGTTCTACCGCTTGAATTGGAGAACTGTCAAAAATAAGTTCAGTTCTTTTATCACCCTTTGATCTTGTTTTAGTTACATCTGCTTTTCTTGGTTGCATATAATCTGCAACTTCTTGCCAATGCGTTTCCCAGTTTTGTCTTTGAGATTTTAAACGATCATATCGTTTGAGTAATGCTTTTGTTAAATCTGTTTGTGCCATTATGATCCTAATAAACTTTGTTTACCTAAAGTTGGTTCTCCTTGAACACCAGTAGATGAAGTTAAAATTGTAGCTGATCTTCCTTTTCGTTTTGTTTTTATATCTGTACCATATCCCGATTGATCCATTGCAGTTGCTTGTGAAACCTCTGCTTGAGTTGGTGCAGGAGTTGGTGGTGCAGGTGGTGGTGGTGATTTAAATACGCCTCCCATACTATTCTCCTAATAAAGTTTTTCTTCCCACTTCTGCTTCTTCCTCAACTCCAAGTGGTCCAGTTAATATTGTTGATTTTCTTCCTTTTCTTCTTCGTTCTACTCCTGCTTGTTCAGATGCAATTCTTTCTTTTTCTTCAGCGGAAAGTTCTGCTGATGGTGGCTCTGGTGCGGGTTGCACTGGAGGTAGCGGTGGCATTTTAGGTGAAAATAATGATCCCATAATTTATAATATATTGTAACTATTATCTGCTACACTTTGAGGTGCAACTTGTCTAGTGTTAAGTTCTTGTAGTCCTACAGCAAGATACCTCATAGCATCACACGCATGACTACTCCAATCGTGTACAGGCTTTGATCTAAACATTCTGTTTTTATCAATATACTTCCTGTGATAATGTCTTAACGCATCTATGAGTTTTTTGCAATGATCTACATCTATCCAGCATCTAGGCAACAACATACTGGTTGCGTGTATCCCATCTTCTAGTGGAATTTTTGGAACGACTTTAAATCGTATTCCTAATTGATAGGCGACCTCTCTACGAGTTTTACCATTACCAAAATCAGTAACTTCTATATCATGCGGAGCATAATGATTTTCGTATACATAATCCTTTTCTTTCATATACTGAATGTAATGAGGTAAACCCTGACCACGTTCCTCATAGTAATCTATGATGTTTATTGATCTACCTAACTGCTGATAAAATATAATTGCAGTATGATCTGAAACTCCTAGATCCATACTGGTGTGTACTGGCAAGGAAGGATCGTAAGGTACACGAGCAATCTGGCGTTTGTTTTCCATCTCTGCGATTTGTGTTCCGTAGATCGCACCCTCAATGTTTGCAATCCAATCACACTCAAACTCTTGCTTGAACTTGTTATCTCCCATCACTTGTTTAGCCTTATCTAATTCATCTGGGTCTACGATATTTGTATCTGATGCTTTTGCTTTATACTGAAACCAATCCTCTGCACTTTGTGCGTGAAGATAAAGCTCATAGAAGTTATTATTCATTCCTTGGGGTGTACCAATAAACACACAGTAACCTTTTCTGTCGGATAGTGCGGGTCTTATAATCTCTGGAAACAATCGTTCATTAACATTAGCATATTCATCAATCACACAACCATCAAGATAGATTCCTCTCAACCCATCACAGTTTTCTGATCCTAGTAATGTAATCCTTGAACCATTAGGTAAATCTGCACGTAGCTCTGTTTCGTTAAACTTTGTACCTACAATCTTTTCACAAAACTGTTTCATGTAATCCCATGCAATAGATTTTGCTTGTTTAAAGGTTGGAGCAATATAAGCAAACCTTGGGTTCTTCTCTTTAGAGGTCATGGCGGATCTAATGAGATGATTAATCATACAGACTGTTTTGCCAAATCTTCTATGACAAACAAGCACTGACCATCTATATTGATCTATCTTATGATGAATATACTTCTGGTGTTTTCTGGGGGTGTATTCTATTTTAATCTGCATTAGTGCATCGTGCTTGATATAGGTTCTTGATCTGGGTTATATTCAAATTCTAGACTTGCCATAATCCAATCCATGTAAAGCATAGACGCAAATCTATTAGGTAGACCAGTAATCTTTATCACCACATTGTTTGTTTTAGGGTCTACATAAACAATTGATTTAACATCTTTAGTATCAAACTCACTCATCCTATACCAGATATAGTATTTAGGTAGGCTTGGCAAAGAGGAAAAGGTGTGGGTTGTTTTAGCGGGGTGGGGTAAGTGTGTCTGGCTAAAGGTGTCCTACAGTCCCATGAATATATATATAATAAAGTGCGATGACTTTTTGGTGTATACCCTATGTTAGTTTTGCAAAAATGTAGCTGTCATATATTATATATAGACGTGATAATAGAAAGTTATAGGAAAATATATTAATTTATTCTTTTATATTGGTTGCCGTTGCTCTTGTTGTGAGAGTTGGCGGTGGCTCGCTGAATAAAAAAATTACAACTTTATTACACCAATAAACTTTTTTAATTCTATGTATTGACTATTGTCTCAATAATGATATAACTACATTAAACAACTAACAAAAGGAAATAAAATGTCTGAAATATCTGTATTAATTATTTTACTTTCAATGGGTTTGTCTATTGTCTGTATGGGTGTAGTTCTCGCTATTGCTTCAATAGATGAGTGCGATTATAGGAATGATTTATATAAACAACAAAGAAGGGAGAAAACAAATGCTAACAAAAAAACATTTTAAAAAAATTGCTGAGATAATTGGAAATAATAGAAGCTCTAATTTCAGTAATCCATTAAGTCAAAAAATAGATTTAGTAGATAAACTTTCAAATTTATTTTTAGAACTTAATAAAAATTTTGATAGAGAAAAATTTACAGAAGCCTGTTTAAAAGAATTAAAATTTAAATAAATATCCTTTTAACCCCTGATAATTAATTTTGTCAGGGGTTTTTTTATGGGTTGACAAATCATATTATATATTGTATTGATATGTTTAAACAACAAAAGGAAAATAAAATGAAAACAGAAACTATAATATACAAAATGTTAACAGAAAACACTGGCGTTCACTTGTGTGATAGCGGTGGAGATAATGATAGACACTGGCAAAGAAATCAAAAAAAATCTATCAAAGATTTCAGGAATGAGTCATATACCTCAAATGATGATGGCTTTATTACTAAGTCATTATTCCATCATTTAAATGAAAGTTTGGAATATCTACCAAGTGAGACAAACATGTTTAATGCTTGGATAAAAGCTGACAAATATGACTGGGTAAAAAATCCAGATGGTAGATGTCATATTATAAATGATGTGCAAAATTTTATGGATACCTACATATATCCAGAAACAGAAAGTCAATGCACATATACATATAATTTTGAAAACTGTTTATCTCAAGATATTCAATACATTTCAAGTGGTGATTTATATGAAAATAATATAATCGCTCTTTGTATTCATAATGGATGTGATGCTAGAGGTGGAATGACTGACTACAAATTTTTCAAAGTAGATGTAGATAGTTTTTATAACTGGGATGACGAAATTTATAAAGAAGATGAAGTGGCATAAATGAAACTATATCAAGGTAAAAACAAAGACTTTAATATCATTAGATATTTAGGTTTACAGCATGGGATAATTGTCAGCAAAAAGACGACAATTAAACAGATAATAGAGTTAATAAAACAAAGAAAGGTAAATTAATTATGTTTTACGAAACAGTAAAAGAATACAAGCCAGTAAGATATAAGGGTTATGATATATTTTTAGAATTGAAAATAAATAATATGATGATTGCTACTTGTTTACACGACAATGGAAGTAATTTTACAGAAAAATTTATGGATTATTCTAAAAAAGAAGTAATCAATATATTAAAAAATAAAATAAAAAACTAATTAATGACACAACAATTAAAAGCTAAAACAATTCTTAATTGGTGGAACTCTGAAGGTATTATGCGAATACGATTAGAAAGGTATTTGAAAAAAAATAATATATCTTTACATCAATATATTAATTTGATATGCTTTAATAAACAACAGAAAGGAAAGTAAAACAATGAGCCAAGAACTAAAAACAAAAGCACTCAATAATAGATTTAATGAGTGGTTAAAAAAATGTCCAGTTGAATATAAAGAAACAAAACATCCTAGTGAGGGATTAGTTTCTTTTAACTTTGATATGGATAAATATAGAGACGTAAGTAAATATAATACAATAGAAGCGTCTGGTCATTATCTTACCGAGTATCTTCCAGAAGATTATGAAAATTGGGATGATGAAAAATTATATAAATTCTGTGAAGATCATGCTCATTACCTTTACGAGGGTATGGATGGTGAATCATTATTTGATGAGATTAACAGATAAACAACAGAAAGGAAAACAATGGATAAACAATTTATGAATAAACTAAAAGGTTTAGTTGGACAAACTATTGTTAAAATTGAATATTTGAGTCCAAAGGATTCTAAAAAATTCTATGGTTGGAATTATCAACCTTGCGAAATTCATTTAAGTAATGGAGTAATATTGACTCCAAGTTGTGATGATGAGGGTAATAATGCAGGAGCAATTTTCACCAACATAGATGGACTTGCAACTATTCCTGTTGAAAGAAATTTACTTAAACAAAAAGCAAACAACAGAAAGGAACGATAATGAATAAGGAAAATAAATTAACAGAGCATGAATTAATCAAAAGACTTGATAACGAGTTTTATGATTTAGATTTTGAGATAACGCATTGTGCAACAAAAGGTATTGTTGCTAAAGTTTATTTTTATGAAAAAAAACTAGATCAAGAGGTGGCGTAAATGAATGATGTAAGTGTAATGAATGAAGAATTCCATGAATGGTTAGACCAATGTCCTGTACAATGGTTTAGAATACAAAATGGAAAACATTATAATGCAGATAAATCGTATTATGAAGGAGCATCTTATATGTTTCTTAAAGATGATGAGGATGATGAGGATGATGAGGAGAATATATGACAGTAGCATTTGTATTAGGTGTAATATTTTTTTTCATAGGTTGCATTATTTTAATGGGTCTATGGTTAGCAAATAGGTAAACAACAGAAAGGAAAGTAAATGAATATATTTTTATCACATTATAAAAAACGAGACGGAGCAATTTACAAAGATCTCGCTAGTTTAAACCATAATGAAAGAATAAAAATGTTAAATGGTTTTATTGATAATGCTTTCAAAATGTTAAGACGTGACGCTAAACAATACGCATTTGAATTAAAATCTATTATATTTTTTCAGAAGTTAATTAAATTTTGTGAGAAAATAAAAGAGAAAGAGGTAGCGTAATGGAAGATAAAAAAAATGAATGGGAGTGGGAAAGTCTTAAAATTAATATCAAAGACCCACAAGGGAAAATTCACATTTTAAATAGTTTGAACATAGGAGACTTTTGTTTGAATGCTTTATTTGATGAAATAAAAATATATGTAGAAGAAAGAAAGGGAATTTTAAAATAAATTAATTTTTAGGGGGTTGTTCTATCTCGTCAACAATCCCCTCAATCTCCTTAATCTGACTACCATCCGACCAAGAAATATTGAGTGATGTATCTTGCTTAATATTCTGGACTTTATTATCTGAATAAATATCTGTAACCTTACCAGCAATCCACTTCAGGAATGATTGCTTGTCCCTTAAAAATAAAATGAGTGATTGATCTGGTACTTTATCACTATCATATATTCGGAGCATCTTATCAACTAAAGTTTGAATACCATGTTTTCTAGCTTCAGTTATTCTCTCTTCAAGTTCAGGATTTTTTTTTAAGTATGCGTAAAACTTCATCAAGCTGAACGGATACTGCTTGTCCTCTAAAATCTCTACTAAAGTCAGTCCGTCTGTTAGTCTCTCGCAAATAGTATCGGCTTGGTTGATTGTTATCAATTCTTGGTTTGACTTTTTCTTTGTAATATTTTTCGAGTTCATCATCAGTAAACTTTTGAAATTGTTTAAGTCCCTTTAATTTTCGTATACGTGCTATATCAGAATAGTTATGTTTGTTAAATGCAAATCTGTTTTGTCCACCATGATACTTACAAAGATATAATCCTGTCGCTGTTCTATACCCTTTACACCCACAAGGTTTACCTGTCTGCCTAGACTTTCCTTGGCACAGAATTTTCTGCATTGGCTTTGCGACCACGTTGTTACTTCTCCCATGGTTTGATATTGTTACGAATATTATATTGCTTCTTAATATGATACTGGGGGTTCTTTTCCTTGGCTAGTTTTTTCAACACCGCACCCGTATTCAATTCCACTTTGGGTTTATCATTCTCCTTTTTCAAAGCGATAGCTTTCTTAATATAATAAGGATTGTATTTTAAATTAGCTTGTAAGTCAGCAAGGGGGAGTACGCTTAAAGCATCTATCTTATAAGACAAATCTCTATCTGATTTTAGTATATTGTATAATGTAATATATTGTTCTTCTAATGTCTGTATATTTGACACATAGTTTGTGTCTATTTTATACATAGATGTGTCAGATTTATACATACCAGTCTTTTCAGGCACTAAAAACTTAGCATTTATACAATATGTTTTTCCAGATCTACCCTTATACATTTTAAGTATATTAAGCTTGGCAAGGGTCAACAAAGATCTATGTATGGTGGAACGAGATAGTCCCGTGTCCTTGGCGATTGTGCTGTGTCGCAACCCACACTCATAATTATTTTTTCTCCATGCATATTTCATTATAGACATATACACCGATAGACAGTTTGCCTTTGCCGAACCTGATACTTTATCCAAATGATGATACAGCTTATATGTTGTAAGTAAGAACGATCTATTCGCCACAATCTTGACTACCTTTTGCCATGTTTACAGTAGGGTTGATGCTGTCTTTGTAATTTACGCAAATAAGATATCCAAACATACTCAGAAACACTCCTTAAACGGCTTTTAAAGGGTGCTACTTGCCTGATTTTATAAAATAGGCTACTGCCTAACCCTTTTTGATAGAACACTAAAAAAGCAGGTATATTTAAGCCATTGGCAACGTGTTCTGTGACAGTGGTATACTTAACATAATTACCCGTATCATAGACAGTCTCAACACACGCTAAAGGTTTCCAACATCCTTTATTTAAACACACTTCAAGTGAATCCAAATCAATCATTGCAATACCATCAAAGTCTCGATGTCGTTTAGAATATAAATCTTTATGAAAATGTTTTGCGTATCGCATAGTCTCTTATGTTCCTTTGGTATTGGAGATCATGGATTTCTTTTTGTAATTCTAATTTTTCTTCTTGTAATTGTGATATGATAACTTTTAAGTTAGCATTCTCTTCATTCATAATCTCTAATGTTTTATTATATTGTTCTAGCTGAATACTTAGATCATCAATCTGTCTTGTCAAATCTAGTTCTCCTCTATCATCAGTCATAGTTTTGTAATTTTTCGTATGCACCCTGTAGGAATTGCTGTAATAAATCCATACTCCACTGCACCATCATCGTGCAAGTTATAAGAAGAGTAAGTAATAACACGATCATCGCTTTCACTATAGATAAAACACAAGTCAATACATTTTGCGGGTTCATGTTTTTTAATATCCTCTTCGCTGTGCCAACCCCCGTCTGTAGCGTTGATGTCAAACCATTCAATAATAACTGGAGTCGGGTTAAATCTTTCATTAAACATTATCACCTTTCTTTCTTGCGTGTTCTCTGACTAGATCTTGAATTTTAACTTTACCCTTGGTGATCTCTTCAATCTTAATCATCATGTTACTACTAGGCAAAGTCCAGTATTTAGGATCACCTGTTAAACACCATCGTTGGGTCATACAACCTGGGTTTAAAGTTCTCATACCAAGATCTTCTTGACCAAAACGATAATATGATTTTTTGGCTATCTCTTTTCTGTATTGTTCTAACGTCATTATTATTCCTTTAGTTGTGTATAATTATTTGATATATATCAAAATAGTATTGACTTCAAGCATTAATTAAATTATACACTGTGGGAAAACAACTATGAATGAAGCATTAGCAAACAAGATACGACAAGCCATGAATGGTGGATTGGGTTACGATCATTTATCTCCATCATCTCTGGGTATTCCTTTGCCAAAATTTTTTATTAACTATCTTATGTTTACTCAAGAACAAAGACGATTGCAGTTATCAGGTTACAAAGCACACTTTGGTAATGCGTGTAACAATCCAGTACAAAGACATTTATGTAAATATATTTTTGATGCAGGTAAAAAGATAACACCATCATCAAAAAAACTAAAAGATAATATAATAAGAGAGATTGAAATTATAGATAAAATAGAGCCAAGAGATGAACGAGATGCACGATGTAGAAAAGAAATGAAGCAACACATAGAACCTACAGCAAATCAAATTGTAAAAGCAGTTAAAGAAATTTTCAGTAAACAAGAGCTTGTGGCAGAACGATATGTTTATGACACACCCAAAGGTTTGGTCTTGGATATTCTTGGCAGAATAGATTATGAAAGTGAAAATATTATCATGGAACTTAAAACGAAACCGCCTAATTTTAGACAGACAAAAAATGGTTTATCATGTTACAAACAAAAGTTGCCAGACGAACCAGATGAAGCACACTTAAAACAATTAGCATTCTATTGGCAGTGTACACAAAAGACACCTTATCTTGTGTATGTAAACGCAGATGAATATAGAATATTTAAACCAGAAATACCTGAACTAAAATATTATTACGATCAGATGATTAACAAAGCATTCATTATACAAAATCTGTTAGAAATAACAGAAGCAGATATGAATAAAATTAGCCAGTTGGTTGAACCACCTGACTTCAAAAGCTTCTATTACTCGGACATTACTCCGAGCCAGTTAGAAGAAATAAAAAAAGTGTGGAGGATGTAGGGTGTTTTTATATATCCTTTTTTGTTTACGTTCTATGTTCTCCACTCCAAAACAACATGGATGAACGAACCATAAGGAGGGTTATGCACCAGAGAAGAAAGGATGAACACAGCGTAGATGTGTTTGAATTAAAACATGAACTAATAAGACAAACTAAACTGACAAAGTTTTTTAGAATAGTGAACTGGACTTTAATGGGTCTGATGTTAGCAACCTTTGTCACTATCTTGGTCGTGTTAGAAAACCAAAGAGTAACAGTAGGAGAAAAAGCATTAACAATACTACAAGAGAAAGGAGTAGTTGAAAATGAGAGATAAAATAAAACAAGTGATGGCTTTATGCAGAGATGATGGAATGTATGTAAACAAAAATGGTCAGCATACAGTATCTGCGTGGTCAAAAATTAAATACTTTAGACAAGTCTTTGGATCAGACTATGGTGTGCAGTTCAAACTCATGGAACATTCTGATCGTGCTTTGATTATGAAATGTATTATCAGTACCAAAGATCCAGAGTTTATTGTCAGTGAGGGTTTTTCAAAACAATATAGAGACAAACCTGGTTACTTTGATTTAGCAACCAGCTTTAGTTTTTGCAGAGCTTTGACGTACTTAGGGATATTGGATGACGACCTAACCAGCAAAGAAGAATATGATGAGTTAGGTTTAGATATTCGTAAGGAGTCCAAAGACACATCACAGCTTAATGATGATGTGGATGTTGAAGATGTCAAGGATAGTTTTAAAAAAGCAATCCATCTTCCTAGACTAAAATATCTAAAGGATGTCGTATATAAAGATACGATTGACTATCTTCTTAAAAATGAACCACGACTTTATAAAGAGATTACAGATGTTATAGAGACACGTGAGTTCCAATTAGAACAGGAAAATAATTTTACAAATACACCTGTTCATAACAACTAAGGAGAAACATGGCAGATAAAATATATATAAATCTTATGCCTAATCCAAACAAACAAGCAGGAGATAACCTTCCAGCTTTTGTTGCACCAAAGAACCCCAAGTATCCTGATAAAAACTGGACACTGGGAACTCGTATCGGGGAAACGTGGTACAACCAAGCGGCTTTTGAGTCTTCAGATATGGAGACAGGTGAAGCTAATGGTGGAATTGTGGTTATACTCACACCGAATGAAGGTGGTAGTAAAGCTGCGGGTAATACCAGACCTAATTACCAACAAAAGTCTTTTGGAAATAACAACTTTCAAAAGAGAGGAAACTTTGGTAAGGGAAATTATAGATATTAATCTAGTGATATAAATATCTATAATGAAACAGGCGAGAGATTTTAGTCATGGCTTACAAGCCGTTCCTTTCAGACTAAACCTTTCGAAGTTGTTTTGCTCTTGCCTGTTTCGCTAAAACAATATGAACACAATAGATTTAGAAAAAGAAATTAAGAAGAAACTCCGAGATCAAAAAGATAAAGAGTATGGGGATTATAAAGAGAATATGGGATTGATTGCTTTTCTCTGGTCCGTTATATTAAAAGATAAATTAAAATCAGATGTCAAACCTTACGAAGCAGCGAACATGATGGTGATGTTAAAAATGTTAAGAACAACACGAGCTTACAAAGCTGACACTTATTTAGATGCAAGTATTTATTTAGACATGGCAAAAGATTTACATAAAGAGGACTAGACAATATGTCAAAATCATATATAAAAAGAGATAGCGGAGTTTGTAATTTTGTTAGAGAACAAAAATTCATTTCCGTAGAGAATGCTGCTGATAATAAAAATCCTTTATCAGTAGAAGTAAAAGTCAATGAAGTAAAGATTGACTTTACAACAGTAAGGAGAGAAGATGACGAAAGTCAAAAAGGAACTCCAGAAGCTGAGAGACAAGGAACAAAAAAAATATGAGATGGGTCTTGTTTATCAAGCGAAAGCTAGAAAGTATCTTGATGAAGCGAAACAACTTACTTTCAAAGTTCAAAGAGTTCAAGAAGAACTTACCGCATAACTGGTAAGCATATATAAAACAACTAAAAGCTGTGCAAACAGAGAAGGGTTCTATGTCTCAAAATATAAATCAAAATTTATTAGACGAATATAATTATAAAATAAATATATCTGCTTATGAAAACTTGAATGAACGAGAACGAAACATTCATCAGTCCGCATTTATGACGGGATATAAACTAGGTCAAGAACACACCATCAAATCAAAAACAATTACAAAATTTATTTATGTCGCTAAAGGTAAGACACCTAACCAACATACCAGAACCAGTGTTTACAAAACTGCAAACAGACAAGCCGATTATATTTATAACAAAGTGCTTCGTCATTATAACCGAACCCATGAAGAGATTATTTCACCTAGACGTTTGAGAGAATACGCTGAAGTTAGATCTGTAATTATTAATTTAATCAGAGAACTGACACCTTTATCTTTACCTGAGATTGGTAGAATACTTGGAGGTAGAGACCACACCACAATCCTACATCATTTAAGAATGAAGTTTGACCATAAAAGATTTTGGGATGTTCACAATATTACTTGGCAACATTATGAAAAGTTATACAAAGATTTAGAGATAGAACTTAAATCTTTCTAAACAATCTCACCTTTAGTATTTACACACCAAATAATTAACTCTAATATTTTAATTTCGTTAGTGGTAAATTGTATTTTAATTTCATCACCCACTTTATTTGCTGCATCATAACAAGCCTTGGGAGAGTTATAAATTTTATCATCATTTTCTTTAAAATCCATACAGCTAATACCACGTGGTGCTTCAGGATCAGCAAAACAAATCATTGCAAATAAAAAAAATGATTTCATTTACTATGTTCTTGCGTAATTAGGTTTTTTACCCCTGCGTGTTTTTCTCTCTGCTGTTTTCTTTCTTCGTACTGCAGCAGCTCTTTGACTTGGAGACATGGCTCTGGCTTTTGATAAAGGTACACACTTAGGATAGTTTCTTCTTTTCTCACCACCACTACGACCACACTTGGGAAAACCACCACCTTTTTTTGGGTTAGCAATATCTACCCAGTTGGCTCTCACCCATGATCGTAAACCTTTAGACATTATTTTTTCTTTTTACGTTTTGGTTTTATTCTACCACTACATACCCCAGCAGCATACATATTTGCATAGGCACTGGGATAGACTTTGAATTTTCTTTTAGCAGCAGCTTTACCTTTTGCACAAAGTTTAGCCATGTCTTTTTTGTACTGTAAATTTTGCCATTCTCACAGCTCCTCTGTGTGGCTTATATTCACCTTTCATAAGTTTATAAGACGAACCCTTTTTCATCCAATGAAAACCTTTGGGTGCTTTAATTGATTTAGTTGTCATTTTTTCTTTCTTAATTTTTTAAAGTCAGCTCCTGTAATCCTATTTCTAGGTTCTGCAACACGAGCTATCTTCATTTGTTTTGCAGTATATTTTTTTTTACCTTTTTTCTTTGGCATGATTTCCTTTCAAGTAATCTAAATATTGATCTAACTTAGAGATTACTTTTTGCCTTTCTTCTTTTTCTTTTTCATTGAAGATCCTTTTCCCATAGACCCTTTTCCTTTTTTCTTCATTCCGTACATTTCTTTCCTCATCTTTCTTTTTTTGTTGTTGAATGTAAAGAGACCAGCAATCAGGTTCTCTACAAAATCTATGACCACTAGCATATACAATATAATCATTTCCGCAATTAATATTTTCATGTTCTTTATTGCAGTAATCACAATTATATAAACGTATTCTTATTTGTTTTTTTCTTCTTAACATTGTTTGTTTATAATTTACCAGAAAAAAAAAGACTTGACAAGCATATACAGATATGATATACTGTAAAAAACAGAAAGGATAGAAATGAAAATAAACTTAACACAAAAAGAAACACAAGCATTGTTGATGGCTAGTTATGGTAAATTTGAAGATTTAGCTGATCTTAAATTAAAAGATAATTTATCAGTAGAATGGAAACTTATGTATGACCATTTACAAACAGCACTTCGTAAATCTAAAAATCAATATTTTAAACAACTAAAAAAAAAGATTTAAATAAATAGATCTAAAAAGGTGGGGTGGCGAAAGTCACCCTACCACTTCTTACAACTCCAATATCTCGCAGTCAATTTATTCGTTGCAGTTGCACAGCGATGTCTTGCTCTAAAGGATTTACGTCTTGCAGGTGATGATTTTTTGATGGTCATGTTGGCATCCCCGTAGCGAATAAGTCTTACCTTGTTTCCTACCTTTGCCAGAACCGCAAACTTTTTAGTCTTGGTTCTTGCGTTCTTAGGTTTGTTGTAACCTGAAAACTTTTCACCTCGGTATGTGATTGCCATTATTTTATCTCACCATCTTTTTTATTATTAAAAAACTTTTCTCTTCGTTTGTCTGCTTCTATTTCTTCAATCCATTTTTTAGTTTCAGGATCTTCAGGATCTTTAGTGACGTATGATTTTTGCATATAATCTAAAAACAATATGATGGATGCAATAAAAATAAGTGCATCAATCATTTTAATTTAACAAAGGATTTTTGTTTGATTCTTTAAACTCTTTCATTTCTAATTGTAGAACTTGAATCTCTTTACCCATAATAGCCAATGCTTTATTTTGTTTTTCAATTTTAATATTTTGTGCAGAGATTTCTTTTATTAATGGATTTAAATCAAGTCCAGCAACAGAATTAATTTGTTCTTGCATCTTACCATAAGTAATAAATCCTGCACCTATTGCACCCACAACACCAATAAGTGCTGCAATCCCTGCAAGATTATCTTGTAATTTTTTTACCATATTAAATACCTTTTAAGTCGGGGTTAATAATATTTTGTTTTGCTCTTGGTCTGCTTTGTCTTTGTTTAAAAGCATAAACAGTTTGAACCATTTTTTTTGCTTCTTTGTCTCTAAAGTTTATTATATATTTAAAATCTTTACTGTCCATTTTTTAACATTTCTATTTCTCTTGTAAGTCTTTCTCTTTGCAATCGCATTTTCTGTACATTACGTTGCATTTGAAATATCGGATCTGATCTTTGATACGATTCCAAACTTGTTGTGTATATTCTTCTGTTGTCTTGAATACTTGGTTGATCTTTGTAAATATTTTTTGTTTCATAAAATGGGATATTATATACATCTAATAAAGAATTATCAACCATTGCTCTCATCTTAAATAGGTTTTTAATTTTTAAATTTTTACCTATATCTTTGACTCGTTCATCAATTTTATCCATAGTTTTTTGTAAAACAACAGATACTGAGGGTTTGTTTTCACTTGAAACATTACTGTTACTACTTGATTTATTTGATACCTGTTTTGTTTTTTCTGTTTTTTCTTCTTTTGCTATTTCTTTAACCATCTTTTCTTCTTTAGATGTTTCTTGTTTTAAAGTTTTGGTTTGTGCAGGTGAAGAACTTTGACTTGTTATTTGTTTGTTCTGAGTTACAAATTGTTTTGGTTCTTCTTCTTTTTTAACTGGCATAGTTTTAACAGGTTCTTTAAACTTTTCCATTTTTGGTTCAGTAAGTTTTGGTTCTTCTTGAATAGAAGCAACTTTCTCTAACTTAACTTCTTCTTTTAAATTTATAACTTCTTCTAATTTTTTAAACTCTTCTCTTATTTCATTGTTAAAACTAACAAGTTCAGTCTGTACTGCTGGTGGAATTGGTGAGTAATCAATATCTAAAAGGGTTGCTGTAAGTTCAGCACCTAATAAGTTTGGTCCAACTGCACCTGTTGCATTAACATTGTTTCCATCCACACCTGTCCAAGTCCAATCCCAATTTCTTGCACCTGTTCCATTATGAATAACAGTATCATTATAAGTAAATGTATTGCCATAATATCCAGCATCATTGTTTCTGTTTTGTGTTACACTTGATAAGACTTGATTATTTTCATCTTTGATATTTACAGTCGTAGAATAACTATCTCTGCCATTGGTTGCTTGTCCACATTGATGAGCCGATCCTATCCATTCACAACTTTGTACTTCTGTTGTTGAGTCTAATCTAACACCACCATCTAAACTATTTGTTGTTGTTGTAAACTGACCACCATTTTCTTTTTCAGTTGTAATATTTAACAATGATCCATTTGCAGATATTGTTCCAGTGCCTTGTGCTTCTAGCTCATTATTAAAATTAGATACGCCTGATGTGGTCCAACCATTTGATCCATTGATACCATCTATTGACCCTGATTGGTTTTGTACTGATGTTGTACCGACACCAGCGTTAGGTAAAAGATTACCAGAGGTTGCTTGTTCAGCATTACTCGTCTGGGTCAGTATAGATAGAATTATTACGAGGAATAAGTTTTTCATCTATCTTCTCCTTAATTTTTAAATTTTTAGTATACTGTTTGTAATCTGGTCTAAGTTTATTATATTTTTTCCATAACTTATCTGCTTGTTTACCTATCTTACCATTGTAAGGACATGGAGTCCCCGCCATAATCATAGATTCAAAGACACGGGGATCTTGGCAAAGTAAAGCAACCGCTGCAACTTTCATTCCCATAGAATCTAATTGTCTTGATAATTTTATTCTTTCACAATTTTCATCTCTGAAACCTTTACCACCTGATATACCTAATCCAAAAGTTTGAACTCCAGCACTAGCTCCTACGGAGCAGACATCATTACCTGAATTGGATAGACCAGGTGCATAAGCACTAGGAGGTGCTGATCTAATATTGCTGGTGCTGTTGTTTGTAGTGCTTGAAGAATTACTTGATCCTGACTCATAAGTATTTGAGTTTGTGTATCCACCTGTGATGGAAGTGTTTGAGCCAGAAGTATTATTTTGAGTAGTATCTCCATAAGCAAAAGAACATACTAGCATAAATGCTAATAAAAATCTAATCATTAAACTGATCCTTGTTTGGTAAATTGTTTTTAACATGATAAGCAAACTCTTTATCACTCACACATTCGCAATATCGTCTTGGTCTTTGATATAAAACTTTCCACATTCTATTCTCCCATCTTGCTACAATGGGTAATAACACTCTACAAATTGCTTTTTTTAATCTCTTCATACAAATAATTTTTTTACAAATCATACTCTACCTTGTCTATTGTATTTTTTTTGTTGTAACTTAAAGGATTTATTAGGCGACTTACTATGTCGTCCTGGTCTTTTTCTTCTTTTTCTTTCCAGAGGTGCGTAGTCTTTTACTTTTCGTGCCATAGCCTAATCCTTGTTGCGATTTTAACGTAACCTTTGTACCAAATGTTTGGCTAAACATTTTTGCAATTTGATTACTCATTACTTACGCTTTATCAGATCAGTGGCTTTCAGTCCATAGACAGATGCGATGACACCCACAAAAATGGACTGATACCAAAAGGGAAGGTTTGAAAAATACTCAAAGAAAAGCTGCATTTTTTCCATGTGCGCAGGGTTGTCTGACCATACTGCAAATCCTAGCATCACGATTGGCACTGAGAGCAAAATTAAAATAAATTCGTCTTTCCAATCTGATTGTCTAGCTTCTAATAATTTACCTTGATAAGCTTCTTCGCCACGAGCTTGTCGTTCAGCGTGTAATAATTGTGCCTCAGACATAGCCATCTTTGCTTTTTGTCTGTTAGCGTATACTTTGCTTCCAACTTGAGCTGCTAATTTTATTGCACTTAACCACATATTACCAAGGTTTATAATTTACTTTTCCATTGTCGTCTCTAAATGCTCTGAGACTTTGTTTTCTATTTTTCTTGCCGACATACGACACATGAATCCACCCACTATTAGGTTCATCTTCACCTTTCCAGAACTCTAATATAAGCTGGTCAAAGTCAAGATTATTTTTAATCCATAATGCAGTATCATAATTGGAAACGCCAATAATTTCAAGGTCTGCTGCTTGACCTTTTGCGTGTTGTGATGTCAATCCATTTGATCCAATAGCCATACATAATTCTGCACTACGATAGCCTGAAGTAATAATTACTGGACTTTCATAGTGGTTACGCAAAGGTTGAAGTACAGACTCTGCAAGTTTTTTTAATGCATCAATGTGGTCACTAGATGGATTGTTTGGAATCCCGTTACGCTCGGCGACTTGTGATTTTGTAAGCTCTCGAAGGTTAAAGTTTTCAGTCAGTTTCATTTATTTTTAAATTTACGTTTTGGAACTGGGTAAATTTCTCCTTGTTCAGTTACATATAATATTTCTACATCTAAATCTTTTTGTTGTTGTGTAGGTGAACGATTAATCATTGTGCCATGTTGCTGTCTAAATGATACAGTTTTAACATCATATTTTTTATACTCTTTAGTTTTAGTATTATAGGTAATAATGTCAATAGGACCTAACCCATCAAGGGGTGTAAACACAATAATATCTTCTTGTTTTACCAGATAAGACTGAGCAATTAGTTGAGATATAATACCTTTCCTGTGTTTTATATTCATGTACTTATAGTTGTATAACTATATTTAGTACAATGTAAATCTTAGCCTACTAGATGTGGATGGTTAGTCAAAATATTGCAATACTGCAGTGATAATACCTGCAAGAAAGATAAGAATATAAACTGCACCTTTACCTTTATTTAGATCATCTTTGATTTTTTTTTGCTCATCTTTAAGCTCTTTGATTTCTCTGCAGATAAATTCTAATTTTACTTCTATTGCAGACTGATCCATAATTATCCTTTAGGATTATCTGATCTTACTTTATCGCAATGATCTTTAAATGTTGTAGTTCCATTCTTTTGATCTTTGTAGATCATTTCCATTTGTTCTTGCCAAGACAGATATTGAATTTTTCTAGTATCATCTACAGCAATATTTGCTTCAACAGTATTTGCAGCAGTTTCGTAAGATGCTAGTTGTTCATCTGTAGGTTTATCTAATCCTGATACAGTCCATGTTTTAATATAATCTCCGCTTCCATCATTTTGTAAAACGATAGTAGTATTATCCCAAGTCTTGGAGTTTGCGTCTAAATATAATTTAACTTTTGTAAAAAGTGTCGCCATAATTTTCCTCTATGCTATTTTGTATCCCATAAAATAAGTTGATCTATTACTGTCACCATCAACATCTCTTGCAGAACCACCATCTTGAAATTTGTATACTTCAATAGTATCATCTGCTGATAAATCTAAAATTGCTGAATGTTGATAAGTTCTTCTATTTGCTCCATGTGATGAGTTTCTATGTTCAGTAAATGCTGATCCGTTTTTAAAAAAGAATATTTTAGCTGTATCGCCTGAACTATTATCACATAATAATTTAGTGTAAAAAAAGTATTTGCCATCTGAAGGAGCGGTATATGTACTAGAAGCAAAATCACT